GGCAGGGAACTCGTACCATAGTTGACCGTCCCGCCATACTTCTAGAAATTTCTGTTTCATGTGTCTCGTTGTTGAATACAAATATACACCCACCTCACGCCGTTTCGAACTGGTCACGCAGGGACTTTGGCACAAGGGCTGAACTGACCGGTCTAAGTTGGTGGTTGCAGTTGTACCCGCCTCTGTTAATAGCGAAGTTGGCAGCGTTTGTCCCCGGTATCATACCATGCGGAAGACCGGTCTTGTCGTAGATAGGCACTTGCTCACCGCAGATGTCGCCGCTGACTATCTCTTCGAGTTGGCTCTTGTGGATATAGGGCAGGCAGTCCTTTGCGGCTGCTGTCAGAGCCTTGCAGAAGGGGCGTGTGGTCTCTTTGTTAGACCCGACGTACTGATACCATTCTAAGCCCAGGTCATCGCTTACGATCTGCGAGTAGTTGGCGCTGTACTGGTTCAGGCTGTCGGTGACTATCTGTTTGGTGTACTTGACCAGCTTGCCGTCAAGGCCGTCCTTGCCAAGGATGAAGTCACGAGCCTGCTCGATGAACTCCGCCCGACTTCCACCGGTGGTGACGTTCTTGACAAGGATGTCCCGGATGGGTGACACGAAATTTGCCCCAATAGCGTCCTCGCCTAGGGCATCCACTACGGATTCCTGAGCGAGGTTCTGCACCTCTTTGAGTACGGCAGGCACGGTGAAGCGCCCGACCGTAGCCGTGAAATACTGATTCTGAAGCTTGGTGACCTGCTCGTAGGTCTCTATCAGCTCGTCAAGATCGTCAACGTACTCCTTGGTGAATATGACCTTGTTCAGCTCAGCCTTGATCTTGGCAATGGTCTTGATGTTCTTGACAGTTGGCTTGATACGCCCGTTGGATGTCTCAAGCTCAGAGGCAAGGTCAAGCACGACCGCATAGGTCTGCTGCTGAAGGTCAGGCATCTTACCGTTGAAGGTGTCGATGCGTGTCTCTATCAGCGAGAGGATGTCTTCTATCAGGTCATCAGCCTTGGCCATCTACGGGTGTTGCAGGTCGAACGGTGACCTCGTTGGCGTATTGGGTCATGACTTGCATCTGCTGCTCGTAGGGCAGTTCAGCAAAGCCTTCTACCGACTCAAGGGCACGGGTCACGAACTTGTTGATATTGGCATGGATGACCATGTCGTTGCGGGTGATAGCTCCAAAGGTCTGCTGAAGCGCAATCGTCTCTTCAGGCACGCCCGCAAACGGATCAAGCTTGAGCTTCAACACGACCATGTCCTTGATGTTCGAGTCGTTGAATTTCTTCGAAGCAAGCTCTATCTGTGCCGCGTTGATGATAGCTGGGTCGACCTTGGCTTGGGTCATGAGGCTGAGTTCATCAACCAGCACCTTACCACTTAGCATGTCGAAGCGCTCGGGCACGGCGATGTAGGGCATCAGCTCGTTGATGTCGGACACGATGCCACCGTAGCGCCATGCACAGATGTCGTAGGTCACTTCATCCATGATGCGGACAATATCCTCCGCAATGCTATGCACGAAGCTGTAGAGCTCTTCACGGTCGACCTGCTTGGCTACCCCTGACTGACTCAGTGGAACTTCGGCTAGGAACTCCATGTTGATAGCGCTCAGGGCGTCGTACAGGTGTTGGCGGATGCGCTCTTCTTGTATCTTGACGATACCTGTATCCTTCTGAACATAGCCAACAGGCGGGGTCGGGATAGCCGGGTCGCCTGCGCGTGGGGCTGCCACGATCAGGTTCTCGTAAGGATTGAACGGTGCAAGCCCTGAGCCGGTGCAGGACGGGCACTTGATAGGCGCTGAGTTTTCGCGGGGGATCTCACCTACGCCCTTACACCTGCCGCACTGCTGCGCCTGCATCGCCCACATCGTACTGTGGATGTGCTGAACAACTTCAGCTTGCAGGTCACTGTACTCACGCACCGCCTCGTTCATCTTTGGCACCATGCTGCTGATGCGGGACTCGTACAGCACGCCATCCTTGTAGTTCTCAAGCACGACTCCGTACATGGTCCTGATAGGCATGTAGCCTAGCGGGTTCTCCATCTGGAAGACCTCACGCGGCTCACGGTCTACAAGCTCGAAGCGCTGAATCACGTCGGGCTGAACCATCCAATAGCCGTCGCCGTCATCTTCCTTCAGCAGGTAGAACTTGCCCTCCTTGTAGTCGATGATGTACTCGGATTCGAATATCATCGGGTAGGGCTCGTAGTATTCGTTCTCAGCCACCTCGAAGCGGGTAGGCAGGGTGAAGACCACCGCGTTGGCGTCGATCAGGTACTGCTTGAGCGCTACGTTGAACATCCAGTTGGTCAAGCTGCCATTTCGCGGGAACTTGCGCGTCAGGTACGCCTCGGGCGTTTGGTCTTCAGCGATGACTGGCGGCACGTCTCTGTTGAATGACAGCATCCAGTCAGGTGACTTGCGGATCTTACTCAGGCTGTTGAACACCTTAGTGAACACGGGCTTGGTGATCGGCACAAATATCTTGCGCCGATAGTTCTGAATGTCGGCTGATTCCGCAGGTCGGCGCTCTTCAATCAGCTCGCCAGGGTACTCACCGTCGGCATGGACTTCGAGTGCCTCTTCCATTTCGACTGAGTCCTTGTAGTACTTATGTCGAACGCTGTACGCGATATAGGGTTCAAGGAATGAAGGTGCTACTGCTGGCATCAGATGTGAGTTCTTTCTTTAAGTTGTGACCGTTTGTTAGCGATGGTCAGCGCTGGCATGTTCATCCGGTAGGATGCGTTCTTCATAAACTCTTGGTATATTCTAAACTGCTGCGGGGGCAGGTGATTGCCACCGGCTGAGAAGGCATAATATTGGCGCTTGATCTCCATCGCACTGAGCACCTTGCGGATAGCTGGCTGCCAGTAGGTCGGCTGCCAGGGCATCTTGTGGGGCTTGTGTTCAACGGCTGCAAGGGCTAAGTTGAAGAATGGCTCATCGGGCTTGTCGCCTGCGAATTGCCTGGTATGTAGTTTATTCTCTTTGTAGAAGTTAAGAGCACCTACAAAGATACTATCAGCGAGCTCGCCCTTCTGCCAAAATATCCATTCAGATGATAGGTCTATCCATTGACTGACCTTCCCATACGCTTCGGCTAACTTGCCAGGGTCGACCCACTCTGATATCCCCTTGTCGGGGTCGTTCACGCCTCTGTTGGCCATTGTCCACTCTATGCCTTCCATCTCCTGCCATAGCTGTGCGAAGTTGCACATCGGGCTGAAGACCATGTCGGCATCAACAAACAGCGTGCGGTCGTAAGGCGTGAGCTTGTTCAGGTAGAACTTAGCCGTGAGCGGCTTGTCCTTGACTGACTCAGGCTTGGGCTTGATGATCTTGTCGAACACCATGCGCTGACCTTCGTGCAGGTGGGCAAGTGCCGCCTCGTCGGCGATGACTGCCACCCGTTGCTTGGGGTCGGCTGACTTGATGGACAGCGCTAGGTTGTAAGCGAATCGCCCGTAGAGCGGATGCTTGAGGGCTATGGTGAGGATGCCTGTGGTCATGAGAAGTAGACGGGTAATGATAGTACATTACTGCCGATGGAATACATAGAAAATGAAGCGCTATTCATTGGTATAGTAATCGGTCCATTGCAAGTCACATTGACTGTAAGCAATGCGCCTGATACTGTGCAAGATGTTGAAGTAGTTGTTGTTCCAAAGGCATTGTTTAGCCTTGTTGCTATTTGAGTAGCAAAGATTGCCCTATCCACTCCTGATGTCAAATCGAGTCCTCCTGAGTTTCCACCTGTAATAAACGAACCAGCAGAATCAAATTCGAAATCATAAAGAACTACATCAGTCAAGTCAATGCCAGTTGTATCTACGTCATCCATCAAAACTTGCACTTCAGTAATCTCAGGCGGCAGCTGCACCACCTGCGGCGGGCAGATAGTATTCGCCATCACCCCGCAGGCTGACCCGAAGATAGCCTCTTCATGGAATACGGTCACGCGGGACTGCGCTAGGTTGTAGCGCCCGTTCTCGTTCCACTCTGGCTCGTAGTCCTCGGTGGGGTAGTAGAACGCGTAGTTGTCAATAAACAGCTTCTGACTCAGCAGCTGCGTGCGTGTGCAGTCGTGAGCGTATTCGTCCATGTAGTCAAACCATGCCGTCCTAGCTTTCTGACTCTGAGCGTACGAGCGCCCCGTGTTGCCACTGCTGTACAGGTACTCCTCGCCGACGTTCCGGTAGACCGGATTGAAGGCAAGCACCCGTAGGCGCTGCGTCAGCTTGAAGTCGGGTGCAGCGATGTCACCGAAGTAGAAGCCGAAGGCGTAGCCGTCGTTCCACGCTTCGACTACCTTGGTGCAGTCCCATCCGGTGCGGTTGTAATT